TTGACTGCTGTTGAAAATGAAATAATGACTAGAACGGGAATATCGTGATAAATATTTACAAAGATACTGAAAGCGGTTGTGAAGAAACAATCACAAGACTCAACGGAGTTTTAGGTTTACCTGATGGCAAAGGAACTACTACTGCTGCTGTTCCTTATTTGTTAGAAGGGTCAGACTACTATTTCCCTGTGACGGAAAAGATTTACAAAGCAATGGATGCGGAAGAAAGAACAAAAGTGATTGTTCATAACTTTGATGATAAAGAAGAGTAATGGCAACAGAAAATGTTATATCAATTGACGAAAAAGAACTTTCTCAAATTGTTAAGGATTTAGATAAACTATTTTCAGACTCCGATACAAAATTGAGAATGACTTTAAGAAGTGCATTAAGAAAAGCTGCAAGACCTCTTGTTCCAGAAATTAGAAAAAACATTGACATAGGATTAACTAGTGATGAGTCAACAGGACAGCTTAAAAAATCAATTGCTATAATAAATGGAAAAACAAAAGGCGGAAGAAAGCCAAGCGTTTATGTTGGACCTAGAGTGAAAGGAAGTTTTTCTGATAAACAAAAAAGTGGTTTTTACTTTTACTTTTTAGAATACGGAAAAGTTGGTGTTTCTCCTAGAAGGATGTTAGATGCTGCTGCACAAGCAAAAGGTGCGGAAGTTATGAACGATGTTATCAACAAACTCAAAGTAATAATAGGAAAACGATTTGCAAAAAAGATGAGCTAATGAATGTAGGAAAAGCAATAGTAACAATCTTAAATGCTGATAGTGATATTACAGCAATCATTGGAAACACAACTGACGGAACGCTTCGTTGTTTCCCATCGGCTATGCGACAAAACGCTCAAACTGCGACTTATCCTTATGTGATATATCATGTTGTAAATGATGTGCCACTTAACACAAAGAATGGCAAATCTACTTACGACTACGTGACAGTTCAAATAAGTGTTTTTCACGATAACTATACAACATTACAATCATTGGTTGGACATATACAAAACGCACTAGACTATACTAGCGGGACTTTCAATGGAGTTGTAGTTGACAAGATATTTTTTCAAGGAGCAAGCGAAGCGTTTGATGATACAGCAGGAATGAATGGAATTTATATGTATAATATGGATTTCCAATTTAACTTAAATCTATAATACTATGGAAGTAAAAATAAAAAAAGACTGTGAATTTAGAGGTGTTCAATATGAAAAGGGAAAAACCTATACAGTTCAGGGTAAAGTTTACCGAGTTTTGAAAATGTGGAAAGTCATATCAAAACCGACAAAAGCATCTAAAGAGAAGGACATTCTTGAGGAATCAGCACCTTCGTTAGATAACTAATTATTAACAATAAAGCTAAAAAATTATGGCAATCTTTAATGGGAGTGATCTAGTTTTGAAATTGCAAGCTGCTCAAGGTGCTGCTGACGAATTCAAACTTCTTCACTCAACAAGCTGCACACTCTCAATGAGTGTTGACACAATCGACATTTCTAACAAAGACTCTGCGGGATTCAGAGATTTATTAGGAGGACAAAAATCTTTTTCTCTATCTGCTGATGGATTGATGGATTTCTTAGATACAGGATCAACAACTGATCCAGAGGAGTTATTTACAAATATGATGAACAGAACATCTGTGACTTTCACTTTTGCTCTTGATGTTCAAGCGGGACACAAGTACACAGGAAGTGGATTCATTACTTCATTAGAGGTAACAGGTGGCGTGGAAGATGCACCGACTTACTCTGTCTCAATTGAAGGAACAGGGCAAATCTTGAATCCTACTGTTTAATTTATTTTCGTTGGTTGGGGTTGGACTTAGGTCCGCTCCAATCAACTTAATTTTAATCAACGAAAAAAATGTACGAAATTGTTATACTAAATGGGCAAGATTATCCTGTTCGGTTCGGTATGAACTCCTTAAGAGTTTTTTGCCACGCAACAGGAAGGAGCTTGCAAGACTTAGAAAAAATAGGTTTTGATTTATCTTTGAATGACGCTTGTGAATTGATTAAAGCAGGACTTTCAGATGGAGCAAGAAAAGCAGGCAAAGATTTTCAAATGACCACAGAAGATATTGCAGACCTTTTAGATGAGGACTTTGAAGCATTACAAAGAGTGCTTGATGTTTTTGCAACTCAGTTTACAGCTAAAGCAGGCTCAACGGGAAACGAGAAAGGGGGAAAGAAAACCCCCAAGAAAAAATAGAATGGGATGACTTGGAAGCAAAATCTTATTCATTTGGATTGCTTCCAGATAATTTTTGGGATTTAACATTTCACGAATACTTTTTGATGCAGAGAGGTGTTTATGAATATGAAAATTCCAAAGAACAAAGAGAGTGGGAAAGGATAAGATGGTTGGCGTGTGTTTTGATGCAGCCACATAAGAAAAAAGGAACGACTTTGAATCCTATTGATTTAATGCGTTTCGAGTGGGAAAAACCAAAACAAAAAGTTGATTTAGAAGAAAGGAGAAAAGCTGCTATGTATGCGGTTAAGAAGTTTAACATTGAACTCCCAAGCGAGTTAAAAAAAGAAGATTAATATGTCAGAAAAAAGACTATCGGTCAAACTTACACTAAACGACAAACAGTTTCAAAATGGACTAAGAAAGACAACTACCTCATTGAAGAAACTTGGCAAGAATCTTCAAAACACGGGACGAGAAATGTCCACGAACTTTACTCTTCCAATCTTAGCTGCGGGGGGTGCTGCTGTTAAAATGGCTGCTGATTATGAAGAGTCACTAAATAAAACCCGTGTTGCTTTTGGTGAATCAAGTGCATCTGTCGAAGCGTTTGCAAAAACAACTCTAAATAGTTTTGGTATCGCAGAAAGTAGTGCTTTACAAATGGCATCCTTGTTTGGTGATATGGCAACGGGAATGGGAGTTAGTGAAAATGCAGCAGCAGGAATGTCACAACAGTTGGTTGGTCTTGCAGGTGACTTAGCATCTTTTAAGAACATTGGTATTGAACAAGCCGAAACCGCATTGGCGGGTATTTTTACAGGAGAAACTGAATCTCTTAAAAAACTTGGTATTGTTATTACAGAAGCGAACTTAAAGCAGTTCGGCTATAATAAAACAATGACTCAAACGGAAAAGATTGCAATCCGTTACAAAGCTGTGATGGCAATGACAGCAAAAGCGCAAGGAGATTTTTCTAGAACATCTGGTAGTTTAACTAATCAAACAAGAGGTCTTGGAGAAACAATGAAAGAGCTAAGTGTTGAGCTTGGCACTATTTTGATTCCTATTGCTTTGAAATTAGTTACGCATCTAAAATCATTAGCTGAAAGATTCAGAGGATTAGACGAAGGAACAAAAAGAACGATTGTGGAAATAGCAGGTTTTATTGCTATAATTGGACCTTTACAAATGGGTATTGGAAAATTAATTAGCGTTCTTGGAATGGCAACAAAATCAATTAGATTTCTTGGTGCTGTTATTGCATCAAATCCACTTGGTTTAATAATTACAGGAGTTGCGTTAGCTGTTTCAGCAATTGTTTTCTTTGCTACTTCATCTAGTAATGTTGCAAAAAAGGTAAGAGAGTTTTTCAGAACTATGGTAAACGGAGTTATTTTGTCTATTAATAAGTTGATAAAAGCCGCTAACATGATTCCTGGTATTGATATTCCTTTTATCAATTTTATAGAAAAAGAAAAGCCCGCAGATGAAATAAATGAAACTGCTGATGCTGTGCAAAATCTTTCTGATGCTACATTCGATTTGTCAAAAAATGTAGGAAAAGTAGATAAGATAAAAGCTCCTGCATTTTCGGGAAAAGTAGCTGCAAAAAAAGTTGGACCTTTAGCAACAGCAGGTGTTCCAAGTAGCAAAGATTTAAGAAGGCAAGCAGCTCAAGGGGAAGGGCCTTTAGCTAAGGTTGAAATGCCAGACTTTGGTGATGAGTCTGCTCGTGGTGCTTTTGGTTTTAGCGCACAATTTTTTGATGATATGACAGCTTCGGTTGAAAATTTTGGTGCTGTTGCGGGCAATGTTTTTCAAGGCTTAGGAGATGTTATGAATACAATGTTTGAAAATCAACTAGCAAAAATAGAAGAGGTGAAGATGGCAGACCTTGAACAACTAGACAGAGATCACGCTTATACAGCATTTTTAGCAGAGCAAGAGAAACTCAGAGTGGCAAATATGAGTGTTGCTGAAAGAAAAGAGTTCCTAATGAAGCAAGATTTTGAAAAGAAAAAACAAGCTATTGAAGAAAAAGCTGCAAACGAATCTGCTAAAATAAGAAGAAAGCAAGCTAAATTAAACAAAGCAGCATCTATTTTTAATGCTACAATAAATACCGCTCAAGGTGTTACAGCAGCTTTGGCAAATGCGAACATTCCATTATCGGTAGCCATTGGAATTGCAGGTGCAGCACAAGTTGCAGCAATTACAGCTTCGCCACTTCCTGCATTAGCAGAAGGAGGTATTGCTTTTGGTGATAGTTTAGTTCGAGTAGGTGAATATAGCGGAGCAAATGTTAATCCAGAGGTTATTGCACCTTTGAATAAATTAGAAAAAATGATGGGAGGTAGCAGAGTTGAGGTCTTTGGATCAATTAGTGGTCAAGATATCGTTCTATCATCTGAAAGATTTGGTCATTCACAAAATAGAAGTTTTTAGATGGCATTAGGAAATGTAAGAGCAACAGCAGAATTTCAGTCTGATAGAGGAAGATACTATAAGATTGAAATATACGATGAAGATTGGACAGGAGCAAGCGAGTCTTTCAATGTGGATGGCGATGGCTTTCAACTTAAGTATGATGGCAACGGAAAAAATCGTTGGTTTGGAATGATGGCATCTACTTTGTCATTCACATTCTTTGTAGAAAATGCCACTCATAATACTTTTATGACTGAAATTGCTACAAGAGATCAAGGCAAAATTAGAGTAAAAGTATTGACAGGAACAACATCCACTCCTACTGATGTGTTTTGGGTTGGGACAGTTTTGCCAGATGTTGGAAATTTTACAGATGAGTCTTTTCCCACCAAACATAAATTAGTTGCTGTTGACGGATTGTCACTCTTAAAGGGTATTGCTTTTGATAGAGATGTTTATCAAACAGATGATTTTTTATATACTTTTCTAAATGTTATCCAAAACATGTTGGTTGTTTATACCAACACAAATGACTTTTTCGGAGCAACTGACAACTTTGTAAAAACAATGGTAGGATGGGAAGAGGACACAATGAACAAAACAAGTATTACAATTGATCCTTTAGTAAGGTCTGCAATACAACCAAGACGAGCTTTCATTGATGTAAGCAACGAAGGTCAAGATGTTTCTGTAGATGCTTATACTGTTCTTGAACAAATTTGTAAATGTTGGGGCGCAAGAATATTCCAAGCAGATGGAATTTGGAATTTTATCCAACCAGATGTTTATGAACAACAGCCAACAACAGGTGCGTTTGGTTTTGTAATATATAGAAAATCTGGATCAACTGTTAACTCATCTGGCTCTTTTAATGAGGCAAAAGCTATTGATGATACCAACATCTACTACTTAGCAGGAAGAACAACAAAATATATGACTCCCTTTAGAACTGTCAAAATGGAATATGACAAATGGGGATATGGTGTTTTTAGTGGTGTTTTCCCTTTGAAACGCACGGGAGATCCATCATCAGCTTATCAAGAACTAGGATATGTTGAGAATGATATTCTTGTTAATATAACTATGACTAACAATGCTATCATAACTCAAACGAGTGGAACTCTTGTGAATGATGCTTTTGCTTATTTGCACGTTTTTGTAAAGTCTGTTGCTGACGATGGAACAACTGTTTATTTACAAGAGGATTACACTTATGGAGCTAGTGAAAGTTACATTGTTGTGCCTGTGAATCAATATGGAAATGGATTTAGTCCTGGCAATCAGATATGGGCGCCAGACACTACGGAGGTTGTTAATACTGAAGCAGGATTTGTAACCACACAAGCAGGGGTTGTTTCTTTGAAATTTGAATTTCAAGTTGTTGATGAATATACTAATGCAGCAGCACCAGATCAATCCTTGTTTAGCGCAACAGATTTAGAGTTTTCGGGAGTTAATCAAAGTGGAATCTATTATTTGCAAGACAACACTTACTACTATAATGAAACAGTAACAACGATTGCAAGGATTTTCAAATCATCACAAGGAACGGGGAATACTGTTTTTGATATGGGGAAATGTAGACTTGGAGATGGTCCTCTTACATCTTCTAAAGGAAGAATAAGAATATCAAACGGAAGCAGCTTTTCTAATTCTGTTAATGAAAGTTGGAGTAGTTACGGAACGGGCAATGAGGTAAGAATTACACAGCTTGCGGTAAGAGATTTTCTTGCAGGTCAAGATAAGTTTCTTCCTATGACTTTTATGACATTGCATTGGACAACCACGCAAGAATTTAGTTTTATCCACTCTTACACTCACGATTCAACAACTTGGGTGCCTCAAGGAGGAACATATACGGCAACAAAAGGAATGTTCAAGAGCGAATTTTGGGAGGCATACCAATCAAGTTTAGCAAATATTGGAGCATTTACAAATGAAGTGATAACAAATTATACTGACGATAGCAATCCAGGTTTTGGAGTTTTGGAGGCAGAAGATA